AATGCGGTAAGCAATTAAGACGAGGATACAAAATAATGTGGTATACATATTATTTTTATTATTAGTTTTAAATCAAAATTATTTTACTTTGCCAAATATTTCGATATTTGGCGAGGGTGTGATGATTAGATGTTTGTATATTGCGGTATACATGCATTGAACGTTCGTAAAGTTTTTGTGTATAAGACTTATTTTACGATTCGATTTTCAAGACATATAATGATTAGGAGTAATCCGAGCATTTGGATTATTTTAAGTGTAGTGCTTTAAATAACCACCGTAGATACGTTCTTGTATCGATACTTAACAAATGAAATTTTGTGAGTATTATTGAAGAATATTTAACAATCTGCGTAACTAACCGACTGAAAGCCGTACTGATTGATTTCGCAAGAAAACAGTGTGATCTTTGAAATTCGTTGAGAGTGCATAATGATTGCAAGTGTTAAACTAGTGTTTAGGACAATAGACATTTTGATGTCATTTGGCTAGAAATTATCTATTGTGCCATTTGTAATAGAAAACACTCTGCGATGCGAATGGATAGGAAAGAGAACTAGAAAATCCGGGAATTCATGATGAGTAGTGAAGCGGTTATAGCTTGATTGGCCTTGAGTGTTCTTTATAGTGAGGTCCGAAAGGGGAAGGTACATCCAGCGCCTGTGCGATGTGGCTATACTCTGATACTTTGGGTAACAGCTAGACGTCTTTGTATAGTTAGTAAATATGGAAGTTTACTTGCCGGGACATACCTCACAGCATATCTCCGAAAGGGATGTGTTGAATCATAGAAAGTTATTCGAACAGCTATTTGCTGGGAGGGAATTGCATGATAGGACTAGGACAATGGATCTTTCATTAACTAGGTGCATCAGCCCTCGTGATACTATAGAGCCAGAGAATTTTATATTCTTTTATAAGAAAACTTAATGAAGTTTGTTAAGATGGTTAAGAGGACCTTAAAACCTCGAAGTTTTTAAAGTGGTTTGCTAAGAAACGCGTTCGTCCTGATAGACGTTAAAATCGGTGATAATCGTGAACCTATAAACTCGATATTTTTACATTCACAATGACTTCATTTAACAAAATAGAGGAAACTGTCGATAATAAAAAGGCCAAATTGTGCGAATCTGATAACATCTTTGAGAGAGATGTTCAACCAATGGTGATTACACCAGAAATTAAGCCCTTAGAAGTGCGCTTTGATTTCACTTTGAATGATATTAAGAAAGCGCCTCGATCAATCCAAACTTGTAATGAGTGTGGAACTCCAGGTTTAGATTGTTACATGTTGGATTTTACCTGTGGAGGTGAATCCATTCACGAGAAGATTTATCCAACTTGTGAAGATTGCTTAGAATCAGCACTAGAACAATATGTGCTTGATTGTCCAAATTATCCAAATGAGGAAATCACTGTGTATTGCGGTGTTCCAACTCATGAAGATTTGCTGAACACACCCCGTTTTAGACAGGGTTATTGTGTCAGTTGCTCACAGAGAAAACCAGTGTACCAACTTGGTTTTGAAGGAGGATTCTTAAGAATTTGCAAGGATTGTGTAGAACAAGTGGATCCAAATCGACCTAATGATTATTTTAGGAATTATTATATTTATTTGGAAGATTTGAACCATGGAGCTACATATGGAACACAAATTTGTAGAGTATGTCGTAAGGACATCACTGAACCTAGATTTACAACACAGATGGCAGGAGTGAGTTCTTTATACCATCCTGTTATTCGTGTTCCAAGTTTAGAAGAAATTAAAATTGTGTTTCCTGTAGCTATTGATGAATATCCAGGTGTTACTATGAATCCTAGAATTCATTTTTGTGTGACAGATTGTCAAACCAATTCATTTGGACCAATCGATGCTGAAGAAGACACGCCAATTATGGTTTATGATATTTTCTCACGTAGAAGTGAGAGAATTTTAAGCCATACTGGTAGTTTTCATGCACAAATGAACAAGGGACCAATGTCCAAACGTGATGCCCAATGGGCTCAAGCACGTTGGACAATAGGTAATCCAGCTAATTTGAGAGATGATTCTCCAGTGATTCCAATTGTTATACCAAAGGATCCACATGATCCAGAACTTATACAATTTAGAATTGCGTCTGAGAAGAAAGGAGAAGATCCATTTTTGGATGGTCTACTTTTAGCACAAACTGGTGCTGCAGTCAAGGTTTGTTGTCATCCTGTTAAGGAAAAAGACTTCAACCGATTGCGGCGCTCAAAAATTCGACCACCCATGCGAGTTTGTTTTTCACCTTTGAAGAAAGGAGATGAACGCAATCGCTTGGGTAGACAACATGCTGTCAAGATATTTTTAAAGAAAGCTAAAGACAATTGTAAAATTATGGGTATTGAATCTAAAGGTGTTGAAAAGACCATCTTTTCAGGAACCCGTGGCGTATTTAATTATAATCTTGATCGCTTGTTCCATGATTTTGAGGAACATCTTGATGATTTACATCAAAACCTTGAAGCAATGGAGAAATCAACTGATATCAAGAAACCCTTTGAGGGTTTTGACCAAACTGGAACTAAATTGCACACTATCACCTGTGATTTTGCAGAAGATGATTACATCTATTTGATTGATGCAAATCATCGAAGTAAAGGAATATGTGAGTACTGCTTTTACGAAGATATGGATGTTTATGCATTCATAATCAACAGTGAAGTAGTAGAATGGTGTGCTGGTTGTATTCAAGAAGCAGACTGGGAAGCAATGTTAGATTGCGTAACCAATATTGATTTCTCAATGAGATATCGTAATGCTACTGATGATACTATTGTTAATGACATAATTACTAAGTCACGACCATCACGTCAGCGTTGTGATTTCTGTTCAACTCTTGACAATCAATGTTACATTTTTGAATACAAGAAAGCTCGTCAAACTCTTTGTGGAGCCGTTAAAACGTGGAAGGCTTGTAGAGATTGTTTGGGTAATGCCAACAACACTCTACTTGCTATCCATATTAATTTCTTTGGTTCAATGGATGAGTCTGAAACTTCTGAACGTTATAAATATGTTAAGAGAGAAGACCCTATTGGACCATATGATATTTCACAAGGAGATAGAGCTTTCCATGCTCAAATGATCAAAACTTTCTTAGGAACAACAGATCTAAATGTCAAAGTTGACCATGACATTATGAATCGTGTTGATGCTACAGTTGATCGAACTGCTGATATTATTAATCAACGAGTTACTGATTTATTTAACTCTTTGAAAGTTAGTTTTACTGATTTTCAATCTAAAATGGTAACCTTGTTAGTACCAGCAGAAAAATCAATTATTCAAAGTGCCGTTAAATTTATTGAACAAATTATCAGTTTTGGTTGTTTGTTGAAAGTATTAACTGACGACGAATTGTCTAAAACATTGAAATTGACTGTTGCTTGTATGTGGGCAACTGCAACTGGTTTAGCCAGTAAAGTTGTTCATTCTTTGGAGTTATTAGTCAATATTCTTCGACCAATTCAGGAAATTCGGGCTCAAGGACCTGAAGATCAAGAGAATTTGGTTGAATCTATTTGTTCAGTTATTGCTGGTATCTTTGGAAAAACTGATAAATACACCCAGAAAATGAATCGGGAGCGAGCGAAGAATGTTTCGACATCTTTGCATATGCTCAAAGATCTTCAATGGGTTTGGAAAACTATTCTTGAATGTACTGATTTGGTCATTAAGAGAATTTATGGAGATGCAAATTCCGAAATGGTTGAAGCTCTCCATAAAGATATCTCTGATTTCGAAACTGAGTTAGCTAATGCTTTACCTAACGATGTTACAACAATGATCAATAAATCTGTTCAAGTTGCACGACGTTTTAAATTGCTTTATGAGAAAGGAGTTGAGTTGCGTTTGCGCATTGAAAAATGTGGTTTAACACCACAACAATTTCAGGTGTTTAACGCTCACCTTTTAGCTCTAGAGAAATTTATGCCTGCGATTCATCAACGTTTGAAGTGCGATCACGGTAGGCCCAGACCAGTTATTGTCGCAATGACAGGAGAAGCTGGTGTTGGGAAATCGATCGCAATGAATATGTTGATTCATGATGCTTATGTTGCTTATTTCCAAGAATTTAATTTACCATACACAATTAGTTCTGCCAAATATTCTAAACCAAAGGATAAAGGCGGCTATTGGGAAGGTTATTTTGGCCAATTTTGTACAGTCTTTGATGACTGTTGGCAAGTTGATGATGCTGACCAACGGACTATGTTTGCTGGTGAGATGATTCAAATTGGAAATGATGAAACATTCGCTGTCCCCATGGCTTTTGAAGGAAAAGGTACAACGTTCTTTTGTTCGGAATTAGTTATGTTGACCATGAATGGTGCCATATTGCCAGAAAATGCTTTCTTAGAATCTAAAGATGCCTTTTTCCGTAGAATTGACTTTGAAGTTAAATTCAGTGTTGATCCTGCGGTTTATATTAAAGGTGTCGGTGTTGATTCAGAATTAGCGCGACAGAAATATGGTGCTCAATGGTCTCGACTTATTTATCGTATCAGATGGAGACGTGGAGTTAGAGGACGTTACCAAGAAGGTGGTTATTTTGACCTCCTTGCTGATATTCTCAAACTCTTGGACACTAGAAAAGGCGATGATAACAACATTAGTCGATATCTAGCCTCACATGGTGTGGAAAGTCTTCAAAATGATTTGAATACATGTGCAAGCCAAACTTCAGGATTGCAGTTTCTTAAAGAACGTTACAACCCTGAACCAATTCACACACAGATGTTTAAATGGTTTTACCATGAGGAAATTGAAAATCCGGTGATTGCCAAAATTCAGAAAGTGATTGATCATATTGATAAATTACTAGACAATTTTAGCCGAGATCCACATTTTCAAATCTCTCAAAGTAAGCATTTCAATGCTGTGTTAGTGAATCCAAACAAAGTGGAAGAGGACAAGGATGACATTTACATCCAAAATTGTAATTTACATGAATATTTGATTAAAGACAAAGCTCATTTACAAGAGTTTGTGAAATTTTCAAGAGATTTCAAGGTAAATTACGATGAAGTGGTGTCTGAGCGTTTATTATTTAATGCCTACACAGCTTCTTATGGATGCAATTTGTGTCGTGTTGTCCTACCTAAGTACTTAAATGGAACATGTGGAAAACTGGATGTCCACTTCCGTTATGTTGAAACTACTGAAGTGCCAGAATTTCCTACCGTTCTTAAAGTGCCTAGCATTCCTGTTAAAGCACCTTTTGGTGGGCAACCACTTGACTTGTTCCTTGATGATCCAAAAATCAAGGGATGGGAAAGGTTGGCCACCGTATGTGCTCAAATGGAAAAAGAGATAACTGTTGATCAAGATGGAAAAGTTAAGATGATCAACTCAGAAACCGAGGCTCTAAAACTTCGTGATGCGTGGTTCGCTAAAGCATGTAGACAGTATTCTACAATTATGGCGGATAACTGCAGAAGCCTAATTAGTAACACCACGTCACTTATTCAGGAAAAGTTAAAACAACTTAATACACCTGAAATGAGAACTGTTGGTTATCTGAGTGCATTTTTCTCTCTTTTAGGGGTGGCTACCACTACTTTGTTAGTGATAAAACCATCCTTGAATCCATTTAAACATGAGGCTCAAGCAGCTAATCAATCTGGAGATGAAGTCACTAAGAAAGAACAATTTACTCGTGCTCAACGTAAGAAAATTGCGCGAGGGCAAAAAGTTGTTCTTGAGACTTACAATTCCCAAATGGGTTTAGATGCTAATGCGATGAACATTGTTGAACACAAAATTGGTCCCAATATATCTTCCATTGCCTGGGAAGATGATAAGGGGACTACTTTTGGTCGTTTATATTGCACATTTTTGAAACAGCGTACTTTTAGTACTGTGTATCACTTTTTGCAAAATCGACCAAAAGGGTTCAATTTTGTTTCATTTGCTACTTCAAAAGGCAAATTTAAAATACCAGTTCGTAACATGGAATGGGTCAGAGTGGGAGCTGATATGGTTTATGGGAAAATAAAGGATACTTTATTTCCTGAATTTTCAAATATCATTCAACACTGCTATGATCCTACCTCAGGGGATAAACAAATTAGTTTGCCGTCTGTTGGTCGTGTATTACGAACTGAAGCAGGAACGATTCATGTTACAACCGGCCCTGGTGTTGGTGGGTTCCATATTCATTATGATGATCCTGGAACCACTGATTACTATGAGCTTGAAGAACACATGAAAGTTCAATTACCATCATTTAACGGTATTTGTGGAACTGCTTATGTTTGTTTCAACTCTATGTTGAAACATAAACTTATCGGTTTACACGTTGCTGGTAATGATGATACTGCTGTTGTTCATTATTTTCCAAAAGAAGATCCTGACGAAATTTTTGAGGCTCAAATGAGTTGCCACATCCAAGTGCCAACTGAATTCCTCGAAGTTGTTGGAGATCTTCCTCCTGAAAAAGCTGTCAGATTACCTACTAAGTCCAAAATTGAACGATCTGTTTTATTTGGTCAATTGCAGGAACCTATTACTGGTCCTGCTATTTTGGCACCTGTTAGAACACCTGAAGGTGTTATATCACCTGGTGTTGAAGGTATGAAGAAGTATCATAAGGAGGATAAAGGGAGGATTGATTGGGAACAGCATCCGCCAAAGCCTGAGAGCTTGGATAAAGTCCCAACTCCCTCTGGACTGACTGATGAACAATGGCAAGTGCTTAAAGAAGCCACAATGGAAACAGCTAGATTGATGCCATGTAAAATTCGTCCAAGAAAATTATCTTGGAAGGAAGCTTTTAATGGTGTTCCATCTTGGAAACACACTCGTGCTTTGAACATGCGAACGTCTTGTGGTTTACCTGAAAAATGGGAAAACACTGGAATTCGTGGAAAACTCGGATGTGTGGAGAATATTGGAACAGATCTAAATCCTGAGTGGCAACCAACAGAAAAGTACTTAATGACTTTGGAGCAATATGAAGAAGGACTTAAACGTCGAAAACCTTGTTCTATCTATTGGCAAGTATGCCTTAAAGATGAACGTCGTAGTTTAGCTAAATTAGCTAAAATTTCAACTCGTTTATTTTCGGCTTCATCATTGCGTCATCTTGGTACTAAACGTCGTTATTTCCAATCACTAGTTGAAAACATGATGTCCGATCCTTGTGGAAGTTTTTCTGCATTGGGCATTAATGTTCATTCTGGTGATTGGGATATGTTGCGTCGTAGACTATCCCGCTTTGGACCATCTACCCGATATTATCCTGGTGATTATGAGGGGTATGATGGATCAATCAATGAAATTTTGTGCTGGTTAGCTTGTGTTTGCATAATGCAATGGTTCTTACTTAATGATATCGATGGTGTTTTCACTGATGAAGATTATAATGTAATGATTGAATTACATAAGCACACATATGATGCACCCTATGTTTTTATGAATGTTATATTCAAAATTAAACAAAAGGGCTCTAACCCTTCTGGGGATTTGCTAACTACTGTCTACAATATTATTGTGAACTCAATTGCACACATTTTCTGTGCGGTTATGTCTGCTCGTGAGAGTAATTTTA